GCACAGACGCTGAGACACTGTGTGTCTACCCTTCCAAAGGATCAGAGCGCGTGTTTGTAGCCGGGAAGTCGGGATCAGGCAAGTCGACGTTCACTGCGCAGTACATCCGAGAATACACAGAAATGTACCCGAAGCGGAGTGTGTTCTTGATCTCGACGCACGAGGAAGAGAAGGCGTACAAGATACTACCGATCAATCAGATTCCGCTTGATGAGACGTTTCTCGAGAAGCCTCCTACACTCACAGACCTAACGCAGTCGCTCGTTGTATTCGATGACACGGACAACCTACAAGACAAAGATCTACAGCGGGCCGTGCAATCTCTTAACAACGATCTACTCGCGAACGGCAGGAAGTACGAGATTCACGTGATCACGCTTGCTCACCAGTTGATGGATTACAGCAGGTCACGTATTCTGCTAAACGAGGCCAACCGTGTGGTCTTCTTCAACGGGGGGTCTGCTTACCACGTCCAGCGGTATCTCAAGGTCTACGCCGGTCTCCAGCCTAAGCAGATTCGTAGGATCCTTGACTCGAGGTCGCGTTGGACGTGCATGGGGCTAACGATACCGAATTACGTTGTGACCGAACACGAGGTGTACGTTCTAAAGACCACTACTTGACGAGATCCGTGTCGTGATTTAGGTCCATTCCAGACTCGATCTTGTTTACGAAGCTGTACACTCGAGCAATCGCCCATTGCTCCTTGCTTTTCACAAAGGAGCGAACGCTCTCTGGGTTTGTACGAAATGCACCGACTCCGCGGTTGTACACTGTCTGGAGTGTTCCTATTTTCATTTTGCTTATAGATGCAATTTTCTTCAGAGAGTGCGACTCGTTGAGTTCGTACCCGTGACGTAGGTTGAATGCCTGCTTGTGAGTGAGGCCCATTTTTACATTTGTACATAAGAATTTTTTTAATCAGGTACGCTTAGAACGACGTACTCGTCCGGGCTTAGTCCGTTCACTGCGCATTCTTTTTTTACTTCGGCACAGAACTGCTCGTTTGACATGTGATGGTTTGCTTTTCTTAGGATGCACCACCTACCGCATGTAGAAGTGCCCTTTCCTTGTAAGCAGACGTTGTTGTACGCAATTGGTCGCTCGCTGTTAATTAGAAGCCTAAGAAGATGTGTGTGCTGCTGACCTGAACCTACCTTGAACGCAGGGCTTACCCATTTCAGCTCGTCGTCCGGGAATATCCCGTAACTGTCGAACATTTCGATACACGGTGTACCGTCTGTATTCACAGTTTCGTGTACAAGACACCAGTGTCCTGTGTTTGGCTGCATCTCGTAGAGCAGACAGAATGGACGAGGAGGCAATTGAATCTGTCCCTCGAGATCTCTGTATAGGTAAGACGGCATGCCGCTGCGTGCCTTTATTTCCTTGTCTGACAGGGAACGATCCATTTTCTTTTTTTATCTCTCATGTATAAACAAAAAAAAACGATGAACGCCAAATCGAGGGTGAGCCAAGATGTCGTGTATTACAACGCGACTCTTGTAAACAACACGACAGGCCGCATAGTTGCTGACATACAAGACGGACGGTCCGCTGCTATTGTAGACGTTCCTGAGCAATGGGAGATGTCCGTTGTTAGGTTCGATATCGACTCTATCCTATTGCCTGTTGCGTTGTTCCCAATGGGTACTGGAAACGACACACAGCTTTCGTTTACGTTCCGTAGCTCTGGCATAGACTATGGTCCGTATTACGTCCAGAGCCTCGAGTCGAGTGGATTCGTGCAGAGCATCGCTCTCGGGACCGAGATGATCAACAACGTGTTCACGACGGCGTGGCCTCTTATCGGAGGGTCTAAGCCGCAATTTCCTCCGCAGGTTGTGTGGGATCCTATCACGCAGCTATTCAGGCTATACTTCACGCCAGACTACGCTACAACGTACAATGACTTTGCGATCTACATGTCGGAAGTCGCATACAAGTACCTATACGCTTTCCCGTCTATCATCATCGGACCTAATCAGCCTCTCGGTAAGGACGTGCTGCTGTTCACGTGGAATGCGCCATTCGTGCAGACTGCGCCTACTAACCGCGTTGGTCTTCCGCTGACTCTGCAAAGCCCTGGTTACTATCCTGCCGGTAACCTCGTCTATCTCGAACAGTCCGCTAAGTCTATCTCGAATTGGGCTGCTGTTCGTACGATTTACCTGACAACGAGCTCACTTCCGATTCAGAGAGAGTCGATTCCTGGGTCGGTTGGATTCCGCCAGAACGGAAGCACGTCGTCGAACTCGATTCCGATGATCACTGACTTCATCATCCCGCAGGACCAAAATCCAATGGAGGCTCATAGCCGCATTGAGTACCTGCCTACGGCTGAATATAGGATGATCTCGCTTGGAGGCCGAGAGCCTGTCACTCAGGTTACTCTCCAGGCGTGGTGGACGTCTTACGCTGGGAATGCTTATCAGATCCAGCTTCCTCCGAACGGAGTGTTTGCGGCGAAGATTATGTTCCGTCGAAAATAAATTAGGAGCCTTACTTGATTTTTTTTTCGTAGGTCCATTATGCAAAACCAAAAAAGAAAAGAATGTCGATCACGGTCGAGACTCTCGCGACGAAGCGTGTCATCGACACTCGTACTGATGTGAACAGCTATGCTCGCAGGACCTACCAGATCTTCGACGGGCCGCAGGATGCTGGTTACGTCAGGTTTGTGCCTAACGGCGGCCAGTCGGCTGGGAACCAGCTCAACTTCACCCTCAACCCGCCGTCGACGCGCGTTTTTGTGAATCGTCGCGTGATCATCGAGTCAACGTTCGAGGTTACTCTTACCGGCGTACCGAACCTCGGCCAGGACTACCTGCTCAATTACGAGGGGACAGGCGCTACTATCGCTCCTAATGCCGTTCTTGGTACTACGCTTGGGTCGAACAATGGAAACAACGGTCCTCGTGCGTATCCTCTTGCTAACGCAACGCGGTCTCTTCAGGTGTCAATCAACAACGACCAACTTTCGCAGAATCTCGGACAGTACTGGCGTGCTACTACGCGATATGCTAACAACCTTGCGCAGTCCGAGATCGACCAGGGATCGACGGCTACGATGCTCGATTTGGCGCAGGACTATCAGCAGACAACCGGAAACAACCTGTCTCCGTTCGCTGTGCGTGGTGCAAATCCGCTGCAAACGTCGAGGACGTCGCTTTACGGAATCCAGATTGTTTCAAATCCGGCGTACGTCGTAGGACAGCCTCCTATCACAGCTGTCGTTAGGTTCACTGTGCGCGAACCGCTGTACCTTAGCCCGTTCCTGTTCCAGCGAGGTGAGCAGGATACCGGCCTAATCGGCGTGCAGACAATGAACCTTCAGCTCCAGCTTGGCGGGCGAGGTGGCTCTGATCTTGCTGCTGCCGTGTATTCGATCGACTACATTAACACGTTTAGTGTAGCGGCGCTTGCCGAGCCTGTTGTTACGGCTACAACGAAAGAGTCCTTTGTCTACATGAACTTCCTGACGCCGGATGCTCTTCAGATCATCCCGGACATCAACAACTACCCATACTACGAGCCTACGCTGTACACTACGACTCTCCCGGGTCAGATTCCAGCAGGCGCGACCCAGCAGATCATCAACATGAACAACATCCAGCTGAACTCGATCCCGCAGCGGCTTCTGATCTTCATCGACGAGCCGGACTCTGAGGCGAGTCCATATAAGGCAGACACGTTCGCGTCAATCCAGAGCGTCAACATCTCGTTCGACAATCGAGACTCGCTTCTTGCGGCGGCTCAGCCGATCGACTTGTACAACATCGCGGCGAAGAACAACACCAATTTGACGTGGACGGAGTGGAATCGCGATGTCGGCTCTGTTCTATGCTTGAACTTCGGCGAAGATATCCCTCTTCGAGCGAATCAGGCAGTCGGCCTTCGTGGATCGTATAACCTTAGGATGCAGATCACTTACAACAACGTCAAGACTTCGACGACTCAGTTAAGCGGTGCTTACCTTCCAGTTCCCATGGAGGGAGTGTCTCTACAGGTCCTCGTGTTCGGTGTCGGCGTCATGACGATTGCCCAGCAGAACGTCGTGCGTACCGTCGGTATCCTCACCAACGAGGACGTCCTGCGATCGAAGATGCAACCTGCCCTTCCGTACACTAACACCGGTGACCTCTACGGCGGTGGGTGGTTCGACGACTTCCGTAACGCGTTCCTGTCGATCGCACGGCCTGTTGCAAACATTGCGACGAAGATCCTTCCGATGCTCGCGCCTGAGGTGTCGCCGTTCATGAACGCGTTCAACTCGGTGATCCAGGACTCAGGCCCTGGCAACACCGGTCTCGTGCGCGGAACTGGCCTCGTCGGTGGTAATGTCGGCGGCCGTCTCGTTGGCGGCAAAAAGGTGTCTCGCGCGCAGCTTGCGAAGATGCTTCGGTGAAAACGTAGGAATCGATTTGGATGTGTTTTTTTTTCGTAGTGCATCAATATAAAAACAAAAAAGAAAATGGATCTGCGTTCACTGAACTCTGGATCAGTCGACTCGAAGGGATGGCTTAATCCCGTATGCGGTGGGTTGGAGGCAAAGACTGTCGGTGCATCGCAGTTTCAGATCACCGATGCTGATTCAAATGACACTGTTGAACTGAGCGGCGGCATTTACCGACGGGCCTCGGGTACGAGTGCCGTGTTCACTCTGGTCCCTGACCCCAACTACTCTAATATTGCACTCACCAACGTGCAAGAGGGCGACATTCCAACGTCTGCGCTCGTTGCCGGAAGCTCGTACGAGCTTTACGTCGCTGGCCGATTTACCGACGCGTCGCCTGGTTCCGGAGGTGGGATCACGATCTACCCGGGGTTCCTTACTACTCAGCCAACTAGTCCTCAAGATTCCATGTGCGAAATCATCGTAGACTCTGGTGCTACCGCCAGCATCCAGGGATTCGAGGCGCGTCTGGTGTTCCGCATCGTGTCGTTTACCGATGCGTCGGTGAGCGTCGAGTGCACTTGGACAAGCATGTCTAACGCAGCGACTACGCCGAGTACATGCCGAGTCTTCACGAACACAGTTGTGATCACAGCGCCTACCCCGAGTCGTGCGGCAAGTGTTACAAAGCGTCTTCCTTTCAGCCTGTGGACAAAGGGCGATGGTGGCAACTTCTCGTTCACTCGCACGCAACTGTTCCTTCGGCGCATTTCCTAAGTGAGCACCATTATGCTCGTTGCCGAGTCGGTTCGCGGGACTGTTGGTATTTCAATTGATTCGCTCTTTTTTTTGTCCACCGGAGGCTCATTTTGTAGGATGCATCCGTTCCAGCAACAAGTGACAGAGCGACACCGAGAGTATCTAACTGCGCCGAATATTCCTAAACACAGTGTGGTTGCACCACCTATAATAGCAAGTATGTCTGCCGTGCTTGTTACTATATTCCCCATCGTTTTTTTGTCTTATACACTAAGGAAAAAAAATGGATCTTAGGTCGCTGAACTCTGGTACTGTACAGTCCAAGGGGTGGCTTAACCCTGTGTTCGGTCACATAGATGCAGAAACAATAGTAGTAGACTCTATCACAGCGAACACATACAACGGTACATTTCCGGTGATCGTTGGTCCGCCTGGTCCACAAGGCCCTCAGGGAATTCCTGGCATCCAAGGCCCACAAGGAATAGTCGGACCAGCTGGAGCTCAAGGAAACCAAGGCCTTCAGGGAATACAAGGGCCACTCGGGCCTCAGGGAAACGTAGGAGCGCAAGGACCGCAGGGTGAACAAGGCCTACAGGGTGATCAAGGA